GTTCTGTGCCATTTAACCACTTGTTCAGATCAGAAATAAAGGTCAATACAGGAGTCCTGTTCTCATCAGAAAACGCTTCATCCTGTATTGCCTTATCTTGTTGACCCCACCACTCAATGGTGTTTGGATCAACTACCCTGCCCTTGGCAGTTTGCTCATCAATGTCCAACCTTACACTAAAAGGTGTATGCGGTTCTTCACTAGTGTATGGGTTGAACTTAACACCGCCAATAGTTAGGACCACAGCATCAGGCTTGGTGCCTAATGTCTCAATGTCGATCATTGCATGAGTAGTCATTATTTGTATTGCCCAAATAGTTTATCGAAAATTTCTTCTGCTTCAGCGGGTGTTAGTAACGCTTCATTGTAAGCAGAACGCTCTTCATGATTCTTAAGGCGCCATTCAGTGAAGTTCTCACTATACGGTCTCTGTGGATCATAAGTAAATGTAAAGCCATCGTCGAATGTTTGAATAGTCATATCATACTCCTAATTTATGTACTGCATAGTATAGCACTAAAAGATATAGTATGTCAACCTATTTTAAAATATTTTTTACACAAATGTTCTTCAATGCGGAATGCTTCTTTCTCCCATGGGAGTTCAGCATATGGTAGACGACCAGTTTCTGCATAATCATACTGCTTGTTTATCAGTTGTTTTGCATGTACTAGTTCATGTGTAAGATGTAGCAATATATCATCTCTGGTAAATGCAGTATCATAACTGTGTCTTGCTAAGTCTATATGTACTAGTTCCGAGTCGCCCCAACAATATCCTGCCATCTGTTGATCTAAGCGATGCAGTATGTTTATATCTATATCCACATCATGTTCACAATCAGGACATAAATCGTTCATCATTAGAAAACATTCTTCTACTACTTTATTTTTATGTTTGATTCTTCCTGTGAAGTAGATATAAATCATTACGATATAACAATATCTTCCATGCCTGCTGTTCGCAGTCTAGTGATGTGACCTATTTGCCACTGTTTAGTATCTAAGCCTTTCATAATACCCAAATACCTATTACGCAATAGGCTGTATTGATTTGTAAGGTGTGTTAGGTTAATAACACTATCCTCACTATCAACAAACTTTTCAGCATCTCTACTAGACAGTTGCCTGTTGTATGCTTCTAAGTATTTACGGAATGTTTTAGAACGTTCTCTACGAAGTTCTATATTTAAGTGTTCGAGAATTGCTTCAATCTCTTGTAGTTGATTGAAGCGATGCTCAGTGATGCCAGGAAGGGAAGAACTGGCTTTTTCCAGACTTCCCTTAATACCGCATTCGTATTTGGCGTCTTCTAGCTCGTTTTCAAAATAGTCGATTGAATCAACAATTTTGCCTAAGTCTGCTACTACTGAATTATACCAACCTGCCATTTTTTTAACCCCAGTCGTCGTCTTCTGCGTCTTCTTCATCACCGAAACCAAAGTGACCTACAACTGCTGTCTTTAAGACACCATCAAATGTAATCACTTCATCTTCGATATTCCCTAAGTCTGCTTCCTCATCGAAAACTCTCACTAGGTGCTCTGCCGCTTCAACACGATCCTTCTTTGGAACATAGTTCTTAATGCTATCCCATACACTTACTAATAGTAAAATATCTGGATTCATTATTCAACTCCTTCCTGTGACGGATCATCTACTAAAGTTTCGTCATCAACTAAATCAGAGATATCTTCATCTTCTGTAATTTCAGGGATTTGATTCCACTCGTCCATTACAACTTGAAGACGTTCTTCTGTCCATTGTTTTCTAAACTCCTTAATCTCTTCTCCTGTGACAGGTGAGACATAAGAAAGTTTATTTCCTACTTTAGTTACGATTCCTTTTTGTTCAAGTAATTCTAAAATACCTGAATAAGGATTCATTCCCGATTCGTATGGAATTTTAATCTGTACACTTTCAAACGGTTTGCTGTAACGAGTTTTCACTACTTTACATGCCGCTCTAATACCTTGCACAGTACTAACTTTATTTCCATCTTCATCTTCTTTCAGTTTCAACTTCTTCATTGCAACAACAATACTTGAAGCATACACAAAACCTTGTCCTCCACTGATTTTATCATCAGGGTCAAACATATCTTGTGATGCGTATGTATGGTTAGTAGCAACAAGTCCAATTGGATGTGGTGCTAGTTGGTTAACTGTATTTCTAACTAAGGCTGTTAGTGCCTTTGGCTTTCTACCCATATCGCCTTTCATATCACCTTTTTCAAATTGTGCTACGTCAGTTGGTGTAAGTAACATACCTAGACTGTCTACAACAAATAGTAGTTTAGGTTGTTCCTCGTATGGTAAATCACCGTAGTTATTTTTATAGTCTTTCACAAAGTCACTGATAGTTTTAGCAACATCATCAATCATGCTAACACTAATCTTGAGAAGTTTCTCAGGAGTTGTGTCTACATCTAATGCTTGTAGCCAATCCTCATCAAGTGCATTTTCACTATCAAATAGTACTACTTGACAGCCTTGCTCTTGAGCGTTCTTTACTAAGTTACCGGAACAGATAAAACTTTTACCCGAACCAGACTCTCCAGCAAATACACTTACTTTACCCAAAGGAACTCCTTTTTGGAAGTCCCCACTAATTAGGTAGTTAAGTGTATAGTTACCAGTAGAGATCCAGTCTTGCGGGTCATGAAATCCAGCACTAATGCCAGAAATACTTTTCGTAATGCCTGTTCTAAACTTTGTTAAGTCAAATGGTTTCTGCATGTTAGTCTCCTTATGTACGGTTTCTAATCATGTTCAGAATATCATCTGCACTCGGTTTTGCTTCGCCTTCTGCCGCTGGAGCCGGGGCCGCTTGTGCCACTGGTGCCGCTTCTGCTACAGGTTCTACTGGAGCCGCAACTGGAGCCGCAGGTGCTACTGCTGGTGCAGGTGCAACTGGTGCCGGGGCAACTGGTGCCGCCTGTGCTGGTGCTGTTGTAGATTGTGTTGCAGTTGCAGGAACATCTACGCCATATGGCTTGTAGAAGTTACCCCATCTTTCGACATCATACAATTCACCGTCAACTGACGCTTGAAACATTTCGCTAATTGCGTTAATTTCATCTGCTCCAGGACGCTTCGGTAAGAAGTCTGCAAGGTTATGAAGACCATTTGTATCAATAGCCGCAAGTTCAGTTTCATCTAATGCTCTTTCTTTACGAGCCCATTTAGACGTACTGTAGTCTGCGTATTGACCTTTGGTTGTTTTAGTTACTCTAAAATCTGTACCATTAATATAGTCAGTAGGCATATTTTCCATATCTGGGTCCATAAGTGCCGACTTAATAATGTTAAAGATTTGAGGTGAAATGACGAAACGTCTGATTGGATTCTCAGGTGTGTTTGCTTCGGTCATTGGATTCTCAGTTACATACCCTTGGAAGATATATGAACGCTTTTTCCAATACTTTCTGCCCATGTCTTCTAGACTTGGATCTTTAAACCAAGGACGTACCTCAGTTAATACTGGACAAGTGTCTCCATACATTTCTGCACAAGGTACTTGTACTGTTACAGGCTTCATGTCTCCGCCTTTAATACCTGGGAAAGTCAAACGAATCATTTGTCTTTCTTGCCAAAAGAACGTGTTGTCAACGTCTGCGTCAGGTAAGAACCTGAGAGTTGCTGATGTCCCTTCGTCGATATTCCAGTGTGGATAAATGGCGTTGTCGCCGCCTGATTGTTGCTTTGATCCGGAACCTTTCGATTCCATTGCTTGTAGTTTTGCTCTAATTTCTGCTAAAGATGCCATAATAATTTCTCCTTATATGTGCCATGTTCGCTAGTACGTCTGGGTTTATGTACTAACTGTGGTTATTGTATATTCTTTAAGCCATGTTGTCAACCTTTTTATACTATTGCTGACAAATAGTTTTCTTTCCTGTAATACTATTTATTAAAAATTTCGAAACTCTCTATAAATTTCTCGTACTTTTTGCTTTCGGTTAATGCTAAATCTTCTGCCATTGCTACTTGCTGTGGTTGTTGTGCTGAAAGTAAAGAAGCCTTAACTGCTCTATATTCCATTGCATCTAAACTACCACCTGAAGATAATTTGTTACCAATCCCACCTAAGTAATTAGCAAGTCTGCTGTCTTTAGCAACACTGCTTAATTGACTAACTTGGTAGCCTAACTTAGCATGTGGATCTGAAAACTCAATTGGATCTTCTGCAATAACTTCTTTTGCTCCAGTGAAATCTGCACTTTCAATTGCCTTCATTATGTAACTTTCAAATGCTGACTTTTTGTTTACTAACTTAGAAAGTGTTTCGTGTGCATTACCTACTTTGTTATCAAAATGCGTTTCAGTAAAGTGATCTTCTAAGTTTACTTCGTTAACCATTTCAATGTTATCAAATTCTGCTAAACTTTCAACTGTTTTACTGTACGACTTAGGTCCTGCTATTTTCTTAAATGTGTTTTTAATACCTTCGATATGTTCTCTTGCAATACTAACATACTCTTGATTTGATTCATTAACTAGTCCTTGCTTGGATACATAGTTAACAAATTCTTTTAATGTTTTTAAATCACTGCACATACTTACAATGCTTTCGCCAACTGAGTCGTGCATTGTGCCGCCATTGTAAATATGTCTTGCCATTGCTCTTGCGCCTTGCAAGTTTTTACTAGGAAATAAGAAACGTTCCTCATTTGCTTGAATGAATATCTTACTAATATTCCTACTTCTAGCACCACGTGATTCTTCGTTTACAGCCTTAGTATGTTTTACTACTAATTTAACTGTGTCCAAAGGTTGGTAACTTGTTTTCGATGATCCATAAGATGAACCTAAACTTGCTTCTTGTACACTTTCCATATCTTTCTCTTTTTTAATATTAATTTTTTCGCTGGCTGGTTTTAATGATTTACCAAACAATCGATAATCCATTGTCATTAAGTGTTTTCTTGCAATGCTACCTAACTGTGATCTTAGTGTGTCTGTTTCGTCAGAATTTTCAGATGCACTAAAACGTATTTCTTCACTTGCTACATTTAGTGTTACAAGTAAGTTCGGATTCTCTACAAAGAATCTGATTGCTTCTGCAGGGTCGCCTACTACTTCACCATCTTTATCGAAAGTATCTACTTCGTAGCCGTAGCCTTTTAACAAATTAAAGACTCTGTCTGCAACTGTTTTTACACTTATTGCCATATTATTTATCTCCTACTTGTATTTATCTTTTAAAGCACTTATGTAGTCTATATCTGTTTGATAGAAATTTTGCAACACTTGTAACGTATCAGGATTCATAAGGTCTTTTCTAAGTTTTTTATTCTTAGTAACATTTGATGTTTGTATAGGATATTGGATATCAATATCCAATGCTTTATTAACGTAATTTGCTTCATTTAATCTATCATAGTCTAGATACTTTATATTATACTTTTCCCAACTAGGTGCCCAAACACTGTATTGACCTAGTCCAAAAAGATTTTTTAAGCCGGGTCTAGTTATGCTTTCCTCGTATGTTGTTTTACTTGCATCTATCATTTGTTGCATAGACTCAGGCTTTTGACTATGGCTAATTAGTCCATACATATTTAAAAAATTTACACTGGAAATTAATATGTCAATAGGGTCTTTAAGAATACAAATAAACGTTACGTCAAATCTATCTGTAAAAGATTTTACATTTTCAGGATCCTGTAGTGCTTCTTTATAGCACAATGTAAAATCAAGTATAGGAGTTTTACTATCTTCTATAGCATTAAAATATTCTTCTTTACTGTATGTAGGTGCAGTATGAGGATCGTTATCTGGATGAGCTTGTATTTTTGGACGATTAAGTTCGGCTGTTGACCAAACATTAATTTCTTTTATATCATTGAATGAACTAAATTTACTATCTAAAACAAGATTGTTGTATAACCAAGTTGTGCCTGTTTTAGGAGGCCCGAAGCAACAAACAACATCTGAGTTTATCATAACAAGCCAATTGGCATAGGCTCATCGTATTCATCAAAAGGACCGGAACTATCATCGTCATCGTATGATCCTTCGTCTGCACCTTTTATGTTTTGGTTTACAACATCATATACCGAATCTTCAAACGATGCAATATAATTAATCATGCGTACAGCAATAAGCATACTCATAACTAAATCGTCAGTGTCGCCTGGCTGTGCGGCAAAACTATTACCTCTTGCAACAAACACTTTAAGTTCTCGTAAAAATGCTTTACTGTAAGTTTTTAACTTACCTTGTTCTATGTAACGTTTAAGTGATATGCAACCATCCATTTTTGTTTTAG